AATGCGCCAGTACCATCGCAAGTATAACGAAAAGTCGAGAAGCTTTAGGACAACGCCTGTCCACGATTGGTCAAGCCATGCGGCAGATGCTTTCAGATACTTGGCAGTCGGTATCAAAGACACTAAGATGCAGTATCAGAAGCCTCCGCAAGCGATTGCGGATTCAAGATACAACCCACTCGGAGTCAGCTTGTAATGTCGAACCTGTTCAAACCAAGCGTTCCAACACCGCCGCCACCACCTCCTCCTCCACCCGCACCACCAATGAAGGCGGTAAAGCCAGCAGAGGTCGAAAGACAACAAAGAAAAATGCGAGATCCAAAAAGGCTCGGTAGACAACGCACTATTGTTACTGGCCCTAGAGGTCTGACGAGCGAGAATGGTGATGAAAGAATCTACTCAAGAACTCTGATAGGCTCGATAAAGGATGACAATAAAGGCGCAAGTAATTGATTTAGAAGGAAGTAGGGCAAGACTTGAAGATGCAATGGAAGAGATTCAGTATCCGTTCAAGTCGCTTCACTACAGTATCTTGCACCTTGCGATTGTTTTTGAATGCGTTGATGAGCGAGGACATATTGCTGGCTGGCTTTGGTTTTATAGCACTGAGAATGAAGAGCATATATGGACGATTCATGCAATTGTGCTTCCTAACTATCGGAAGCGGTTCTTCAGTCGATCTCTTGTCAACACAGTTAGCGGTGTGCTATACGCGCTCGGATGTGAGATAGTACGGGGTGAGAATGAGAATCAGGAGTTGCTGTACCATTTTGGCGCAACTAAAACTGAAGATGGAGTTGATCTTCAGTTACCATTTTTTTGGAGTTGATTATGGGTAGACCTCAGAGGAAGAAAGCTAGACGCGCTTTGCAGAACGTCGAGGTGCTACCGGCTGATCCTTCTCCCTCAAGAGAAAGTGGGGATACATTCTCAATGGAGAAAGATCAATTTCAGCAAACAAGTCAAAGAACGCAACGAGATATGAAAAGGATGACCGGTTTAGGGCCTGATTCAGTCTCAGCCGTTGATCAAACAAGAAATCAACCTAAGCCGGCTACAGTCACGCCAGCTTCAGGCGAATCTGAAATGGCGCAAACATCTGAGCAGTATCGCAGGAGAAGAGCAAGAGGGATTCGCACTAGTTCGCAGGGAGTCACTGGTCGAGCAAGGGTTGAAAGGAAAACTTTATTAGGACAGTAGGATGGCAGATCCGTTAGCAGTTTTATTGATGAGGCGATTTGATTCTCTGTACCAACAGCGTCAGGTTTGGGAATCACATTGGCAAGAGATTGCTGACTTTGTTGTACCCCGAAAAGCGGATGTTACCAAGAAGCGCACTGACGGAGATAAACGCACAGAGTTAATTTTTGACAGCACAGCAATCCTGGCTTCTGAGTTGCTCGCTGCATCTCTGCATGGAATGTTAACAAATGCGTCCACCCGTTGGTTTTCATTGCGCTATAGAGATCGTAGTCTGATCAACAATGATGCGGCAAAAGAATGGCTTGAGTCCGTTGAAGATGATATGTACATGGCTTTTGCACGGTCCAACTTTCAAGAACAGATACACGAGCTATATCACGATCTAATTTGTTTCGGCACAGGAGTGATGTTTATTGAGTCTGATCCTGATCTTCAGGTTAACTTTCAGACCAGGCATTGCCGTGAATCATTCTTGTCAGAGGATAACAAGGGTCGGGTCGATACTGTATACCGTGAGTTCCATCTTCCAGCCAGAGCTTTCATCATGCAGTTTGGCGCAGACAACGTAGATAACTCAATTGTCAAAAAGGCTGAAACCAACCCATACGAAAAGATTCGCTGTATTCACGCGGTCTATCCACGGGATGAGCGTGATCCCGTCAAGGTTGATAACAAGAATAAACCATTTGCATCTGTTTACATTGATCCAAAGAACAAAAAAATCTTATCGGAATCAGGTTTCGATGAGATGCCTTATGTCGCTCCTCGATATCTCAAGGCGAGTTTTGAGATTGGCTATGGACGATCGCCAGCAATGAGTTGCCTTAGCGACATTAAAATGATCAACAAGATGAGCGAGGTCACGATCAGGGCGGCTCAGAAACAGGTTGATCCCCCACTGCTAGTCCCTGATGACGGGTTCATGTTGCCGATACGCACAGTCCCTGGGGGACTGAACTTCTATCGCAGTGGCACGAGAGATCGTATTGAGCCGTTGAATATCGGAGCAAACAATCCGCTTGGATTGAACATGGAAGAGCAACGAAGACAGGCGATTCGCTCTGCGTTCTATGTTGATCAGTTGATTATGGCGCAAGGGCCACAGATGACTGCAACAGAAGTTGTGCAGAGAACAGAGGAAAAGATGCGTTTGCTTGGCCCAGTTCTGGGTCGATTACAAGCTGAGTTGCTGCAACCGCTGATTAGTCGCGTGTACAACATCATGGTCAGGCAAAAAGCTTTTGCTCCTGCACCTGAGTTTATGCAGGATCTTGATCTTGAGATCGAATATGTTTCGCCTCTTGCGAAGGCTCAGAAGTCCGGTGATGTGCAATCTGCTCTTAGGATGCTTGAGTTGTTTGGGCCACTGGCGCAGTTGGATCAGTCAGCACTTGATTATATTGATGTAGATGGTATGTCTAAGTACCTGTTGCGAATGCTTTCTGTACCAGCGACTACGGTTCGCGGTGAGGAGCAAGTTGCACAAATCAGACAGCAGCGCGCAGAGCAACAGCAACAGATGGCAGAGCAGCAAGAAGCGATTCAGGCTGCAGAAGCAGCAGGAGCGGCCGCACCGATGATAAGGGCAGCAAATAATCTATGAAGAAAGAGCGAATAACACAGGATCAGTTCAAGAAGATTTGTGAACGCCTGATTGATGGGGAGTCATTGACACGGATTTGCAAGTCTGACGAGTTTCCGCATTACAGAACAGTTCTGAGACACATCAATGATAGTGAAAAAGCGCATGATGATTATCGTCGCGCACGAGCGTTCCAGGCTGAAGTGTTGCGTGATGAAATTGTTGATATTGTAATTCAGCCCTTGCCAACAGATCCAAAGCTTGCGATGGCAGAAGTTCAGCGCAGACGATTAGAGGTTGAACAGAAAGACAAGTATGTCAGACAACTTGCGCCTCTTGGTCTGCGTAACAGGCCAGAAGATCAGGGTGACAAAAAGTTTAACGGTACAATCACTCTGAAATGGGATGAATCGCCAGCATGAGAACTCCAAAAGAATTAAAAGCTAGATACAAAGCATTGTTTGAATCTGATGATGGTGAGGTTGTTCTTGATGACCTACGCAACCGATTTTACATTTTCAGACCTACGTTTTCAGATTTGCCGCATGAGCAAGCGTACTGTGAGGGACAGCGTACAGTCGTTCTGTTCTTACAATCCATGCTGTCCGACAATGTGATAAAGGAACAAACTGATGAGTGAAGAACAGGTAGCTGAAGTCTCAGAAGCCCCAGAAGCTGTTGAGGTAGCTCAGTCTGATTGGCGCGATAGTATCCCAGAAGAAGTTAGGGGTCATCGCTCACTTGAACACATCAACGATATTGGTGCTTTAGCGAAAAGCTATGTCCATGCTCAATCGATGATTGGTGCTGACAAGATTGCTTTGCCTGGAAAGTCAGCAACTGATGATGACTATCGGCAGATCTTCCAAAAGCTTGGGCTCCCAGAAACCAGTGAAGGGTATGAGATTACTCACAATATCCCAGAGGGCGAGCAGACAGACCAGGGAATGGTTGATTGGTTTGCATCAGCTGCACACCAGGCAGGACTTACTCAACGCCAGGCGCAAGCGTTGGCAGATCAGTGGAATCAGAAGGCCATTGAGGGCGCTCAAGCAGATCAGGCTGACTATGAAGCCTACGTTGGTGAAGTCGAGCGCGAGCTTAGAAGTGAGTATGGTCAGGCATACAACGATGCTTTGAACCTTGGGAACGATGTCATTGATCAGTTTGGCGATGCGGAGTTTCTTGAGCTTCCTTTGGCAGATGGCACATTGATGGGCGACAATCCACAGGTCATCAGGCTTCTAGCAAACATCGGTTCGTATATTGCCGAGAAGGTTGGCGAGGACACAATCATTGGCGCGAAATCAACCAACGCCATGACACCCGCAGAGGTGCAAGACAAGCTACGAGAGCTTCGAGCAAAAGACAGTCCATACTTTGATGGTCGTCATGCACAGCATGATCATTATGTAAAAGAGGTCAGAAAGTATATGGAAATGCTGTATCCAGATGAGACTCTCAATGGATGATCGTGAGTTTAAGCTTGCAGTTTTGCGTTTGACGTTAGAGAATGGAACAGGCGCTGTATTTCAGGATCGACTGAAAGCAGCGCAAGAGAATCTGGAGTGGTGCTTAGCTCCCCTTGATAAGCCTCGGCCCAAGGCAGCGTCACCACGAAAGAAAAAGAATCCAGGACAAGCGGAAGCCCCTGGCGCTGACAGAGTACTGTTTACAATTGAATAAATAATCGTCCTGTTTCACAGGGTAGCGAGAAGGCGTTTTTTCTAGCTAAGTGGAAGGGGACAGATATGTCTACACAAATTACAACTGCGTTTGTGAATCAGTTCTCCAGCAATGTCACTCTGCTCTCGCAGCAGCGTGGATCATTACTGCGTAGTGCAGTCAGCGAGGAGTCTGTCACAGGCGAAAAAGCTTTCTTTGATCAGATTGGTGCATCAGCAGCCATCAAGCGTACATCGCGTCATTCAGATACTCCGATTGTGGATACTCCGCACTCTAGGCGTATGGTTACGATGGATTCGTATGAATGGGCTGATCTGATTGATGATGCTGACAAGGTTCGTTTATTGATTGATCCGACATCAGCCTACGCTCAAACAGCCGCAAACGCGATTGGCCGAGCGATGGACGATGCGATTATTTCGGCGGCCACCGGAACAGCAAGCACAGGAAAGGCTGGTACAACCAGCACATCACTGCCAACAACACAGCAAATCTTTGCTGATGGCGATGTTGGTTCGGATGGTGGT